TGCATCACCTATCTCTGTCTGATTTCCTGTCTGGGACATAGAACCTGCAAGTTTACCCTGGGCTAAACCTTTTTGACCTTCATTAAATGGGTCTTCAAACAGGATATTCATATTAGATAGGTAATATAACCATTTACTAACTTCCCATCCATCAGGTTTCATAGACATATTTAGCTTGGCAACCTTACCTAAATACTTAGATATAGCCAGCTCTGTCCTATTCATAATCTTATTATAAAGATATTGATATTCTTTAGTCATATCAACCATAGACCTGGCTTGGAATGAATTGATATTAAAACTGGTTCCTACTATTCCAGGATTAGAAGAAGATAGATTATCAGGAGTTCTTATTTGAAGTTCAACAGGTTGCAGCTTTACATAGATATCATCAGCTATTCTGGTTCCTTCATACCACTCTGTAATCCATTTCTCTTCAGCTTTTTCTCCTAAATCTTCCTGGACTTCATATTCTTCAGGAACAATATCTTGTATATATTGATCATCTTCATCAAAATAAGATAGGATTTTTATTTTCCTAAGTCCTCTCCACACTACTCTAACTACTTTAACATTGCCTTCTGAATCAAAGCTTCCCCCAAAATACATAGAACCTTGTTTATTAAGTTCCAGTAATCTCCCTATTCCTACATTCTCAACTATATCATTAAATACCATAGTTTCATTGGTAAGATGCTCTTTACCCATAACTTTCTTAGCTCCACTATGATATTGCTGTCCTCCTTCTATCTTCTTAATATCTGATTCAGAGAGATAGTCTTTATACCTGTCTATACATTCTCCTGGGGGGAGATACCCATCTTCAACTATAATCTCATTATCTTCAATTTTATAACTTTCTCCTCCACGTAATGTATAGAAATTGATGGGGTTACCTCTTCTTAATTTAGGCTCTCTACCTATAATATCTATCACGTATATCTCTTCCGCAACAGCAAGTAAGTCTTCAAATCCCCTGCTAAACTCTTCTTTTAGGTTTAAAGAATGGTACAGGTATTGTATAACCTGGTTAGCCATTCTCTCCCTGACATCCTTATAATCTATTTTCCAATGTTCAAATTCTCTAATTTTTTGAGTAATCTGGTCCTCATCTTGTATTCCTTTGGTAACCAGTTCTATTGCTATACTATGGAATTCTTCATTAATCTTCTGAATTTTCTCATTAATAGCATCGTGACTGGTAAGAACAAACTGGGGTCTGAATACCCTTTTTCTCTCTTCTCCTACAAGAAGATTGATATTAGGATTTACCAAAGGATAGTTCCTATAATCTGCAGGAGTATTCTCAAATCTTATATCAAATGGGTCTGTAGCCCTCTTAGCTTCCTGAGGATCTATTACATTATTTAATAGATTATAATTAATTATCTTATTTCTTCTGGAAGCTCTTATAGAGCTAGATCCAAAATTATCCTCAGACCAACTACTAATCCCTGCTCCTGCTTCTACACAATCTTTGAAGAATCTTTTAGTCTTCTGAGAAGTAGATCTCTTTTGGTAGGGAAATGAAGATGGTGACAATGCTGTTACTGAAAGTTCCATATTACTTTTTATATAAACCTCAAATATAATGAATTTTTATTTAATTTACAAACCTAGTTAAATGATGTATAGCTATACATTGACAAGCTGTTTCCAGTTCTCTTAAAAAACGGGTCATCTAATATTTCAGACCTGGTTTCTCTGGTTCCTGCCTTATCTAATCTTAAATAGTCTTCTCTAAGAATCATTAGCATCCCCATAGCAGATACTCTATCTGCGTTAATATCAGGATGCCAGGCTATCAATTCTTTTATGTACCCTATACTTCTTAATTGCTGGAGACTCATAATAGGGGGTGTCTCATTACCCTCTTCGTCTTCTCCACCAGTACCATAGGCATTAGATATTAACCAGTCTGCCTGGAGTCTTCTTCCCCAAGCATTTACAGCTGTTGAAGAATTAGTACCTTTTTTCTTATTACCATAGTTGTTTTGTATCTTCACTAAATCTTTCTCTGACAGTATTTCAGGGTTGTCTGCCAGATAGTGTAGAGCATTTTTATTATAGAAGTATTGATATAACCCTTTTTTATCATTCTCATAGTTAATAATAGCATTATAATACTTAGCTAATCTTAAACAAGTTTCATAGAATTCATTAGCTGTATTAGGCCTACCTGTATATTCTGCTACTATCCTGTCTGTAAANCTATCTAAAATAAATATACTTCCTAGAGAATTTGTTGTGGAATGNTCNTCNTCGTATCCATCNTGNCCNGNNATATACCTTAGNCTGGGAACTCCCCCANTACTTAACCTTACAGGGTGTTCAAATATCTCTACAGTTCCCTCTTTATTAAGATTATCTTTTATAGGGTAATCTCTAACAGGGGACTTTTCATCACTATATACAAAATCTACCACACCATTAGAAGAGATTTTAAATCTTCCTGTATAATGGCTAGATACAAACTTTTGTAAATTAGTACTAATATCAGATAGATAATCCTTTAAATCTTGAATAGGGAACAAACTTCCTTCTACCCTTAAAACAGCTTCCTGTATAGTAATAGGAACCTCAGCTTTTTCTCTGACAAGATCATTAGGATCATTAGAATGAATCCTCACTTTCTGTCTTTGATACAATATTTCTATAAGAGCCTTTACTATATTAGAATTACCATTCTGATCATAACAACCTTCTCTGTTAAGATACCCAGGTATAAACAAAGAACTTCTACTCTCTGCAGATGTTATATCAAATACATTTTTTAAAGAAAGAATATTATATGCTTCAGGTTTATAAGTAAAAGCTTCTGCAGCTTCAAAATCACTCCCTATTTCTCCCCCTGTACCTCCAGCAATCATATGACCATAAGTATATCTACCCTGTTCAACAGATTTACGAGCTACTGCCCATACTTTTTTTAAGCCGGGAAATGACCCTGATTCATCAAACATAAGTAGTTTTCCTCTCTTCCCCCTGCCTTTATCTGGATCATTCTTACAAGTAACCCCGATAACTTCTGACATCATCCCTTTCTCAGTCTTATTTTTTACATCCTTATAAGAGGCTCTCTTATGCATCTCAGTATCTTTGTAATCTCTAGGCTGGGAGAAAGGAGTGTTGTTATCTATAAAGTTCATATTAGCCCAGGCCTTGGTTAATACACCATCCCTTATAAGATACTCTGTTTCAGAAGCAAAGGCATAGGATTTACTATTTTTATATAAAAAGTAGTTCCTGTTACCCATACTACCAAACTTAAAAGATAGTCCTGATCCTCTGGTTTTTAGTAGGTTACTATGTTTACCAAGACTTTCTGCTTTTTCTATATAGTGGAAGAAAAGGTAGTCACCATCCCATATATCGGGGAAATCTTCAACCCTTTCAGCCCTGACACCTTCCAGACTTTCTAAATCTATATTATCTAAATTCTCCTTTTCTTCTACCTTTAATATAGGAGAGTAGTTTAGATAGAAATAATGATATCCTGATATCCATTCTCCATCAGATTCTCTGATATGTCCTTCTTTACACTTTCTTCTTTCTTCATCCCAAAACTTCTTATACTCTGATCCTGGTGCAGGATTAGGATATATATCTGTATATCTCCCATTTTTCCTATAATAATCAGCTCTTTTAGTAAAGAAACTCATATCTTCAAGCATATGAGGATTCTCTATATCTATAATAATCCTACCCTTAGAGTCTCTGGGCCTGTCTTTAGCCCTCTCTCTATTAGGATTGGTTAAGTTTTTAATAAACTCTATCTCATACAAAAAGTTGAAGAAATCTGTTTTAGACTTTTTATCTAATTTTTTAAACAGATTGTCATCTAACTTAGTTTGAGTATAATTTACTTCAGGAAATTCTTTTTCTTCCATATTCATTGTCCTCACAGATGGACTCGAACCATCAACCTACAGTTTAGAAGACTGTTACTCTATCCATTGAGTTATGTGAGGTTTATTCCCCATCTGTATAAAGTCCTTTTTCTCTGCCTCCTCTTAGCCTGGAGTCTGTATCTTGCTCTTTCTGTACTGCTTCTTCAGTCTTTTTTAAAGACTCTATAATAGCAGGTAATTGTCTTACTGTATCTGCAAACTTCTTAGGATCATATTCAGAAAAATCAATAGTCCTGAAATATTCAGATAACTTGCCTAGTCCTAATAGAGCATTCTCTAATAATACCAGAGAAAAGGTTTTTTGTCTTTCTTTGTAAAATTCCTGAGCTTCTTTAATAACTTTATCAGGAGACCACCCTTCTTTTTCAAAAATATGTTTAATAACCTCTATTTCTCTTTGCTCTATCTCAGGAATATTATAAAAGTCTGATTTATAGTCTATAGAGAAATAGATGAAGGCCAATTCTTTTCTAGCTTTGGATTTATCCTTAGATTTATCCCTGTCCCATATTTTCTTAAAAGGAGTTAAAGTATAGGCTGCAGGGTCTATATCTATTTTATATTGTTCATTTATTTGGAATAATTGCATTACTCAAAATTAACATTGGGATTTTCTTTCAACTCTTTTAACTTTTTAATTTTTTTCTCTGGAACAAAGAATATTCCAAACCCAGGTAATCTTATGGAGGGGAATTTTAAATTCTTCCTATCAGCTTTGTTTTTAATAACTTCAGATAAAAAGAGATCCTGGGACATAATCATTTCATTGATCTCCCCCAAGGATATACCATATTTATTGGCAATATCTCTCTTTAGTTTCTCTTGTGGTATCATACAATTCTCCAATCATTATCCAGATC